TTGTACCATTTTTTGTACGTGCTAATGGAAGTCCATCATGGTTAACTAACAATCTAACATCTGGTATTTCTGTTAATGTTTTTCTAAATGCACCTTGAGCAATAGTCTCTATGAATGGAAGTGGCAAGCTAGGACTATCAAACTTTGCTGCATATCCTGACAAGCGTAGCTTTCCATCGTCATCTGCCCGAGTTTCAACATCTTGCACAGTATATGTGCGCCGTTCGATTTTTTTCATTTTGCTCCTTGAGTCTTTCTCTTCATTCAACACTACTCCACCACGTATGCCGCTTTGGGATCCGTTGGATCTATTGTTGAAATTGGTTGCAATTGATTTGAAGGCAAACCTGTGTGATCCATATCAGGCAAACCAACAGCTTCAATTACAGATTTTGGATCAAAACCTACCTGAATTAACTTGGCTGCAATGTCGGCACGTAGGTTTAAGCCAACATCTTTTGCGTCTGCTGCATCAATATTCTGCAATGGAACTCGGTATTGATCACCAGACTCTCCAAGAGGTGCAAGATCTTCTACATAACGGACATCATTTAGACTTAAGAAACCTTCTCGTAAGCCTTTTGTATAAGCATCATAACGCTCTAGTGTTGTTCCACGGAGTAGCGCATCTAGGTTAAACTTAATAAATCCATCTGATTCAGGAAGCAAAGGAGATAGTGCTTGTTCTAGTCTTTCAAGTAAAGGTCTTAAAGAGTGCTGAACAAATGATAAGTTTTGAGCTTCAACGGATGCGAATGACATTGCGCCAGCAACAGGGTGTCCAAGTAAAGATACTGGTACACGGAATAGTCTAGCAATTTCTTCTACACCAAATCTGCGTACTTCTAGCAACTGTGCATCTGCAGCATTTAAAGTAAGTGGCTTAAATGTTGCGCCACTAGTTAAAATGCCAAGCTTTCCAGCACGATAAGGTCCTGTATGTGACATATTCCAGTTGCGAGCAATATCAGCAGCTTGTTCTTCGGTCATTTCTCCTGGAGATTCAATAACTCCACCAGGATTTGCTGCATTTCCAAAGTAACTTGCTGCATAAACTTCTGCAGCCATGGCTGATCCTAAAGTTATACGAGCTGCTGCAATAGGACCTAGTCCAAGTAATTGTCCAGGTAATCTAAACATAGGAATATGCAGTATTTCATTTTTATTAAGCACCATAGTTTTAACCGATGAAGGATCAAAAGGTTGTGCGTTATCATAAAACTGATTTACTGGATCTTGTGCATTTTGACCAATAGTTACTACGTATTCTATTTCACCCATTGGTTTAGGACGACGAATACGTACTTGGAGTGGATTTATACAATAAAGTTCTTTTACATCACCCATATCGTCACGTACAGTCAATATAAATGCATTGCCATGAAGGTTTAAGGATGAAATTACTTGCTCATAGAACTCTAAACGAGTTGCTTCTGGATTAGGTTTGTTAATCCATGCAGGCATTTCTCCATAAACAGATGCGTAATTTATTCTAGTACGACCTCGACGGACGTAAGCAGAAAGTGGCAAAGAACTAATAGTGTCACCTAATAGTCGCACACAAGCGTAGACGGTTGACATACGAATTGCAGTGTCAGAATTTACATCTACTCCAGCTGGAGTTGCATATAAATTACGACCAGGTAAGAAAGGTTCAAGATATTGATTACTAGACCTTTGTTCTCCTGCTTTGCGCAGTCTGTTTGATAAGCTCATTTAGTGGCCTTTTCTTTGCTTAGTTGATACCAGCCGTCTTCCCAAAGGGTTAACAACCTTTCAAAGTAATCTTGATACTTAGGTGCAATTGCTTTAAGTGAGTATTTTTCTATTGCTTGTTTTCTAATAAAATCTCTGTCAAGATCTTTAACATCTTCTGCGGCTTTCATGAAGTCTGCCAGCGTGTGACATCTGTAGCCAGTCACTCCGTTGATGTTGGTCTCTGTAAAAGCACCCCAGTCGGTGGTGATTGTAGGAGTGCCACAGGTCTGAGCTTCAATTGCAATGTTGCCAAAGGGTTCGATGTAAAGAGTTGGCGCAAACAATGCAATTGCACCGCCCATAAGCTCTGCTCGTTTTTCAGGGCCAACGTTGCCAAGAAACTCACCGTAGCCGCCATTTGGCTGACCTGGGCCAGCAATTATAAGCCGCTTGCCAAGGCGCTTGCAAACCTCTTGCGCGACGTTGTAGCCTTTGCGCTCAATCAGCCTGCCGATAAAAAAGTAGTAGTCCCCGTCGCCTTTACCAGCTGGAAACTGCTCGGGCTCTAAATAGCCGTTAATAACAGCGTCAAAGAAATTGCCGTCCACCGTGGTTGGGTTGTTGTGCGCTGCATAGACGGAGTGCATCCATGCGTAGGACTCAAAGACTCGGTACTTGGCGAATGTGCCGCCGTAGCCAATGCCAAACTCAACCGACATGTGGCTTGGAAATGCGTCTGCGATCTCTTTTTGCGCGGTGCCACCGATCAGACAGATGAAGTCTTTCGGCTTTAGCCTTGTTGCCATTTCGCGAATGGCGTTTGCGGTGAAGATCTTCCAGTGTGGGAGCGTTATGTCAAAAGAGGCTGTGGTGTAGTGACCGCCTGCAGTTGCAGCTTTGCGTTGCTTCTCGTTGATGCAAGTGACCAGCTCTGTGACTGGTGCTTCGTTCTGCTCGCCAGCGTAGAGAATGACCTCATGGCCGAGGTCTGTCATCATGATACAAAAGCGCCTCACCTTTTCAGTGAATGCGCAGCTTGTGAAGTCTTTTGTTACTTGCGTGTGTGGTAGTGCTACAACGTGAAATCTCATTGGTCCCCCGACCTTTTTCACTAGAGTGCTGCGATTTCTTCTGCTGTTAGCCCAAGTGCTGCAAGCTTAGACTCTGCAGATGCTTTGGCTGCTGCTTTTGCTTCTGCTGCTGCGTCTTCTTCAGCTTTGCGTGCCTCATACGCGGCTGCGTCCAACTCGCGTTGTGCGATTTCTTCTGCTGTAAGCGGACGTTCTATAACTTCGCCAGTTTCGCAGTTTACTTCGATTGCGTTTGCCATTTTTCTCCTTAGTTAGTGCTTCTTAATGCCGTAGAGTGTTGCTGTTGAGTATTGCACAAAATCGCCATGGACGGGATCTAGTGTTATTTGGTTTATGGCTGCGGTGTTGGACCATATTCCGCAAAGGTACACTGTATACATAGGTGTAGTAGAGTTTTGGTAGGCACTCGCATAGTTTAAAGACTTGTACTGAGTGGTGCTAGCATAGTTTGCGATGTACATTTCTAAGCTTGCGAAGTTGTTTGCGGCAGAACTGGCTGCGTTGGAGTATTGTGCTTCTATCGTAGTGCTAGTATAAGCCGAGACAGATGAACTGTCGGCCCAAAACCTATTCTCTCTGTAGCCCGCGCCAACACCATTAAAAGTCAATATGGCGCCGTCTTCTGTTGCAGCTCTAGTTGTTCGCGTCGAAAGCTTGAGGCACAGGTCGGTGTAACCCGACGGAATAGAAGTCAAGTCAATCGTCGAGGCGCCGCCAGATCCAACTGTTACGGTGGCGAGTTTTACGAATGTGTTAGGCATTATGCAGCCGCGATTCCATAGAGTGAGAAGGTGGACCCAGATTGAAATATGTTAGTGCCGCCGCTGTCAATCGTCACAGAGGTAATCGCAGCAGTGCTTGGAAACAAACCGCAGCCCCACTCGTTTCCTGGATAACCAGTTGTGGTCGGATTGCCAGTTTGCCACTGTACTGCTTTGTTTACACTCGTACTTTTATAACTAAATATGTCTACCGTGCAGATCTGAAAAGCGCTTGCTTCTGTTATCGGTCCATAGCCCTGTTGGAAAGGTATTTTGCCTTGCCCTGTTACTCTAGTGCTAGAAGGTGCATACACTAAAGTAGCACTATAGCCCGATGTAACTCCGTTAAATTGCAACCCGCCAACTGCATAAGCTGAAGAATTAAACGAACAAACTAGGCGCAGATCAGTGTAGGTGCTCGGAATAGACGAAAAAGTCACAGTTGACGCAGTACTAGCTAAGGTTTGCGATTCTATGGTTGTGTATGTAGTTCCTGCTGGCATGTTATTTATCCCTTGATTCCATAAAGCGCCAAAGTTGAATACTGAAGCCAACCACTTCCACCACCAGGCAAAACTTCAATCGAGGTAATGGCAGATGTTGAGCGGTAAGAACCAGCCGCAAGACCAGCAGTTCCAGTTGTTTGTCTACCGTTGGCAAGCCACCCACGCATGGTTCTATTTTTGTTAGTGTCTTTATAGTCTAAGAAATCCCAGATATTTCCACCAAAAGTATTGGCTAAGTCACCATTAGTTGTTCCTATTTGACTTATTACCCAACTACTTGTTGTGCCACCAAAAGCACCTGAAAACGCTACGGTTCCATTTCCACCTTGATAGGTAGCAGAATAGATGCTCGACGCATCACCATTTATTCTAACAAATCCATACTCACCATCTGGATAAGTAGGCGTGCCACGTAAGATTCCTCTAATCTGCAAATGTTGGTATGTAGAAGGAATGGAAGTAAATGCGATGCTTGCCGCTGTGCTAGCGCCTACTGTAACTGTGGCAATAGATTCATAGGCACCCACAGCTGCCGATGCTACTGAAGCACCCAGCCCACCGTACCCGCGAGCCGAAGCCCCAGCTAACGTGCTAACGATTGGTGACATTAGACTCCCCTTAGGCGAACTTGGTCTGTGTCTCTAGCACTGTGAAAGTGGCAGAGGCTGTCTTAATGATGGTGAATGAGTAAGCATCGATGGACGAAGCGTTGCCAGCCGTAATGGCCGCTGGTACCTTTGGCGTTACCGTGTTTCCGTCGATCTGAATCACGTTTGGGTAGTAGGCAGTTGCGCCGTTGGTGTTCAACCAAACGACTGTGATCGCGTCGCCAGTTGTGAGCGCTGTGTTCAAAGAGACTGAGCTGCTGTACCTGATGTTTAGCGTGTGGTTGGCTGTTGCGTTGCTTGTGTAGTACCAAACAGAGGCAGTATCAACTTCAAGGTTGATTGTGCCAGTAGCGGCAGAAGCCACGACATTCACGTCTTCTTCAGTTCCACGCACTACGCCATCTTTAATGGTTGCGCCTGATAGTGCTGGTGTTAGTAAAGTCTTGTTAGAAAGAGTCTGCGTTCCAGTGTCTGAAACAAGGACGGCGTCAGCGTTGCCAATAGTTGTGCCACCAGGCAACAGCAGAGTATTGCTTGCAGCTTCTGCGTGAGTCTGAGCCTTAACCTTTTGCCCGTGCGAGTTGGCAGAACAGTTTAGCTGGATTGCTCCGTCAGTTGAAGCACCGCCACGTACCTCAAGAATGTAGGCTGCAGGACCAACTACAAGGTTGCCCGAAGCAGTTGTGGTCGTACCGCCAAGGATTGGGCTGGTTAGTGTCTTATTGGTAAGGGTTTGTGCAGTTGAGAGATCAACGGTGACGGCAGTGTCAATCGCAACAGTGCCTGAGGTTGTGATAACACCACCAGTTAGGCCAGTGCCAGCTGTAATGCTAGTGATATTGGTTGGGCCAGTTGGACCTGTTGCGCCAGTTGGACCTGTTGCGCCAGTCGCTCCAGTGACACCAGTTGCGCCTGTCGCGCCTGTAACACCAGTTACTCCCGTTGGACCAGTGGCACCAGTTGGGCCAGTAGGGCCTGTTGGGCCTGTCGGTCCTGTGGCTCCTGCAGCGTAAGCATAAGCAAGCGAAGTCCAAGCAGTTGTGCCGTCACCTGTTTTGAACTTTGAGGTGTCGGTTTCAATCCCCAGCTCGCCAGCGGCTAAAGTTGGGTTGGCGCTAGTCCAGTTTGCTGCCGTATCTCGGCGTTGTTGCATTCTTGCTGTC